TGGTATTGACAGAGCTAAGATGAAACTGTATGATGTAGAACAGTCGGCACAAGAAGATATAACCGATAGTGGTCAAGTTGATGATAAACCATTAAATACATTTGGTGAACGTGAAAGAAGATCGAATGATAAGTTTGGGGGCTTTAAAGTATGATTCTAAGTGAGATTGTAAACATCTTTGCTGAACATCAAAATGATAGAAAAATTCCTACTCTGACAAAAAAAGAATGGAATGATCTCATCAACAAATATGAAAAAGATGATATCAGAGATTCTTTGGCATGTTTTATCATGAAAGCAGGCACGAAGTTTCCATTAAAGATTATCAACAAACAAGATATGCGTGAATTGTTCTATGATTTTTACAATACATCAATGGACAAGTTGTATAAAGATTTTGATGTTGTGTTAGAAAGGTATGATTACAAATACAAGTATGCTGACAAACCATTGGGTGTGATTGACAAGACTCATTATTATAATGACATATCAGATTACTTTCAACAAGTAAACCGTATGAAATGTGGGTCGAATTCAGTTGACTCACCGATGGAAATATGGTATAATGAAAGTAAACTAGCAAAGATGAACTGGCATTTCTGGAGAGCTGGTGTTATGGAAGATAGTGGTATCGATGATGCCGCATTTCGTACCGCATTCAGATTGGGCACATACACTGCAACACAATTCAAACCATCAGTTGCTAAAGCATTGTATGAACGCCATCGTGCCGAAAATATTCTTGACACATCATGTGGATGGGGTGATAGACTTGCTGGTTTCTATGGTACACCAAACACTAAACTATATGTTGGTTGTGATCCAAATCCAGATGTATTTGAGGTGTATAAGAAACAATGTGTGGAATATGAAAAGATTCTAGGTGGTACCCCTGAGTTGATTGAACATGAAGATTATTTTGAATGTCATGGTAAAAAGACAGTTAAAATCTGGCGTAAACCCTCAGAAGATGTAGAGTGGTCACTTTATACTGATACGTTTGATTTGTACTTTACTTCACCACCATACTTTGAAACAGAGAAATATGCATCTGACACAGCAGCAGTTCGATGGAAATATGATTTCTTCTTTAAAGTCACTGAGATGGTATGGCCGACTATTCGACAGAATGGATTCATGATGATCAATATTATTGAACCAAGAGCAAAGAATGGTGTAAGATTGAATCTCTGTGACGATATGGTAGATCATTTTGCTGCACTACCAGACTCTAATTATGTTGGTAAAATTGGTATGCGTATGATGGCCAGACCAAACGCTGAAGAACTGGAAGGTGTGTTTATTGAGCCCGTATGGATATTCCGTAAAGGAAATTCCGACTATGAGTTCAATAAAAAGAGTAGTCTAGAGGCGTTTTTCGAATAGCATAAATACTCATTATTTTGGGGGTAATTTATGGCAAAAACTTATTCAGCTGCTGAACTAACTAAGATGCAAGAACTTGGTTCTGCTTGGATTTTTCGTCGTGCATTGAATGATAACGTTAAGTACAATAGTCCAGATGACATTAGAAAAGATAAAAAATTCTCAGAACTGGTTGAAATTTATCCTGCAATAAATGATTCTTGGATAAAAGCATATTACGCACAACAGAAAAGAATACTCCAAGAGTTTTCAGGCACAAAATTCACAGAGTTTACCCGTGATGGTGGATTCATGGACTTTATTACAAAATTAGTTGCACAAAAATTTAAAATTCCCAAAAAAGATTCATGGGATCCGGCTGATATTTGGTGTGTACAAAATGAAACTAAAGTCATAAGTGAAGTGAAAAATGCCATGGCTAAAGAAGGTATGGCGTCGATTGTAGAACTTAACGCTATAATGAGAACTCTTTACAAAGAGAGAAAATTGGTTGGAATATCTCTCAAACTGATTTCGGGAAAAGAAGCCAAATATGAAGAAGTAAACTTGGATGAAGCATTATTTCCCGATGTAAAAAATTACAATTTCGATGTCTCTGCCATGAAATGTTTTCTTGGTTTGAAAAACGGATTATTTTTCGAAACACAAGACTGTCGTGTGGTAGTTGATGTAATTGAAGATGACAAACCTCAAAAAATAGATTTTCAAATTAAACCAAATACAACATCAGAGTTGGCGAATTTAAAATTTGAACCCACAATGAAAGGTGCATCTGCCGCTCGTTTGGGTAAAACACCTCTGGATAAACTTGCGACTCTTTTGAAAAAATATGATGTTGATTTTATAAACAATTATAAAAAATATCCACGAACATCAGAAGAATTTAATGACCCAACTTCTATAAAATATGCCAAACAGGCTTTCGATCACATTAAACAAAAAAATGTTGATGTTGGTAATTGTAAAACATCTGATGAAATGGTAAAAAATTTTCAAGTTGTTTTCACCAAAGATCCGCATATTGCCACATCCAAATTAATGCAACTTAATTTTTTATATCACGTAACATCTTTACCAAAAGAAAAAATGGATGATTTATTTACCGATATGACATTTCTGGCACAGAAAAAGGGTAGAGAGTTCGGTCCATTCGGAAAACTGTACTAATGAAATTCATGGATTATTTAAAAGAAAGTAAAGAAGGCAAGAATGTTCATTTGGAGCATCTTGAAGATAATGTACTAAACAATGGAGTTACTGGTGCACGTGAAGCAATAGATTTCCTACGTTCTTTACGCAATATGCTTGCAGGTCACACAGGCACGAAAATGAATGTGACTACAAAATGGGATGGTGCGCCAGCAATCTTTGCAGGTACAAATCCAGAAAACGGCAAATTCTTTGTTGGCACTAAATCAGTGTTTGCAAAAAATGCAAAATTGAATTATACTGATGATGACATTGATGAAAATCATCCGGGTGAAGGACTCAATCAAAAACTAAAACTTGCATTAGCATTTTTACCTAAATTGGGTATCAAAGGTGTTCTGCAAGGTGATATGATGTTCTCAAAAGGAGATATCAAGCATGAGACAATTGACGGAGAAAATTACATCATCTTTCAACCAAATACAATCGTATATGCAGTGTCAACAAAATCAAAGTTGGCACAAACAATGCTTGCTGCACACATTGGCGTGGTATTCCATACATCATACTCTGGTAAAACACTTGAGACAATGAAAGCGTCATTCAACATTGATATTGGTCACTTGAAAACTACCAAAGATGTTTGGTTTCGTGATGCATCATTCACTGACGCATCTGGTTCTGCTACATTCACAGACGAAGAAACAGCCGAAATTACATCAATTCTTTCACAAGCAGGTCGTGTGTTTCAAACGATACCTGCACTGACATTGAATCGTATTGCTGCGTCTGATGTGTTTCTGACACAAATCAAAACGTTTAACAATACCAAAGTTCGTGAAGGTAAGAAAATTCTTGATACTAGAAAACATACACAAGAATTGATCAACTGGATTGAAGCAAAACTAAACAAAGAAGTTCTTGCAGCAAAGAAGGAAGATACAAAACAAAAACGTATCAAAGAAAAAAATGAAGTGATGCGTTTCTATCGTTCCAATGCAATACAACTAAAACAAATATTTGATTTGATGAATCTAATTGTTGATGCCAAGTTGATGATTATCCGTAAACTTGAAACAATTAGGAGCATCGGCACGTTTGTACGTACCGATGACGGCTTTCGTATTACGGCTCCCGAAGGGTTTGTTGCCGTTGATCACTTAGGCAAAGCATTGAAACTGGTAGATAGATTAGAATTCAGTCACAAAAACTTTACAGCACAGAAAGCGTGGGACAAATGAGTTACGATATCAATAAGATTTTAGCAGAATATGCAGATGATGACTTTGGCTTCAGTGCCGTAGATGAAGTTGAGTATCAAGCAGTCATTGCAGAAAAAGACGAAACTGTTGAAGAATACAAAGAAAGACTTCAACAAGTAGAAAAGATTATCATGCCATTTCTGACCAATCTATACAAGACCGCAAGCCAGCCATACATTCACTGGCCTAATCGTGGTCCTATTATTGAGAAACAGATGCAGAAGATTCTTACATTGACGAGGGGCTAATGTTCAACATCACATCAACCGCTGCAAAGAAAATCAAATCAATCATCGATGAAGAAAATCCTGATTTGAAACTGCGTGTGTTTGTACAGGGTGGTGGTTGTACAGGTTTTCAGTATGGCTTTACACTTGAAGAACAATCAGAAGCCGATGATCATGTGTTTGAACGTGATGGCATACAGGTTGTCATAGATAGTATTAGTATGCATTATGTGAAT